GACTGTGGGTATCCATTAGAACAGTCAGGAAGTAGATATGGCTCGTTAACTGGAGCAAAGATAGAGGGCGCTACTAAATCAGCACGAGGAAACGATGCAACCAATAACTTTAACCCACAACAAATCGTTGGAAGGATTGATGGATGATAACTGATGAGGCCAAAAAGATTGTTGCACAACTTAACAAGAAGTTTGGGGATGGCGTTGTTGTATTTGCCAATGACATTCGTTCTGACCTTGTTCCTAGGTTTACTAGCGGTTCTACAACTCTAGATTATGTATTGGGTGGTGGGTTTCCTGGTAATCAATGGAATGAACTTATTGGTGAGCCATCGCATGGAAAAACAGCAGTAGCGTTTAAGGCTATTGCTGCAAATCAAGCAAAAGACCCAAACTTCACAACAGTATGGGTTGCAGCAGAGCAATGGGTTCCAGAATACGCAGAAATGTGTGGAGTGGATACCAGCAGAGTTATTGTTGTTGAGACTAGCGTTATGGAAGAAGCCTACGATGCAGTTATCGCTTTCGCTGAATCCAAGTCTGTAGATGCAATAGTTATAGATTCTCTTCCAGCCTTATCGCCTTCTCCTGAGTTAGAAAAGAACATGGATGAAGCAACTGTAGGAAAAGGAGCGCTATTAACTAACAAGTTCTTCCGAGTTGTCGGTACTGCAATGAAGAGAAGTCTTGTAGAAGCAGAGCGTCCAGTATTGGGCATAGTTATTAATCAGTATCGAATGAAAATTGGCGTGATGCATGGAGACCCTCGCACCACTCCTGGAGGTGAAGGTAAGAACTATGCATTTTTCACTCGATGTGAAATCCGTCGAGACGAATGGATTGAACTTGGTTCAGGTAACAATAAAGTCAGAATCGGTCAAAGGATTAAAGTTAGGACGCTTAAGAATAAAACGGCGCCCCCTCAAAGAGTCGCATACTTTGACTTTTACTTCGCAGAAGGCGGCGCTTGCCTTCCTGGAGAATATGATTTCGCTAAAGAAATCGCATCTCTCGCAGTAGTTAAGGGGTTAATAGAACGCAAAGGTGGGTGGTATTACTATGGCGAAAGAAAATGGCAGGGAATTGAGCCCGTCATTGATAGCCTCCGTAGCGAGATTGACCTCAAGGAAGAACTTGAAAAGGCTGTCCTCGAGTCAACCGATTCCATTGTGGTGGGTGATGATGAGTAGCGGCTTTGAAGTTATAGACCAACAATGGGCTGAAGAATTAGAACGTGGCGTAGAGGCTTACACCGACATGTTATTTGAAGCCATATATGAAGGCACAGACGATGAGATATCTGAAACCGTTTCAGGAGAACCGTTCTGTGGATGCAACAGATGTTTCTGGAGAGAAACTCTGTTTTACATAGTTCCCAAGTTGCTTCGTGGATACGAGGAAGGCAAAATACAACTTGAGGAGTAAAGGGCAAAAAGAATCTCAGAAGCACGAAAAGCGACTTGCCAAAACAATTGGTGGGAAACGCAACGCTGCTTCTGGGGCTCTTTGGTCAAGAAAGGGCGATGTTCGGTCAGACGACCTGCTGATTGAACATAAGTGGACTGGTAAAAAACAGTTCACCGTAAAGTCCGATGTATTAAAAAAGAATGTTAGAGAGGCAATCCTTGAAGGAAGAATGCCAGTTCTTGGTATTCATCTCGATGGGGAAGATTACGTCATTCTTCTTGAGAATGATTTCCTAGAGATGAGGGATAAGACAAAGGATGCCTAAGACATGGATGAACCAGAGTACGCTTGGAGATACCAAGCACGTTGCTCAGGAGAAGACACAGACCTCTTTTATCCGCCAAGAGATAAAGAGCAATACAAAGTTATCGCTGCGAAAGCAAAGACATTCTGTTTTGGTGAAACTGGAAAGAACCATTGTCCAGTCAGAAAAGATTGTTTATGGGACGCAGTCAGTAGAGACGAACCACACGGAATATGGGGAGGTCTTTCTCATCGCGAGAGGAACGCCCTTATAAGAAAGTGGCAAAAGAAATATAAAAAGAAGATGACCTTAAAAGACTTTATATTCAGTAAGGAAGTGTGATGCCAGTTCAAGCGTCGAAAGACCTAAAGAAGTTCTTGGATGCCAAGAAGACTGAAACTAGATTGTTAGGTGATGTTGAAAGACATCTCCTTTTAAAACCTCCTAGTAATCGTAGAACTGATGTACTACATCCATCTGAAATCATAAAAGCAGATTGGTGTCATCGTTATGCCTTTTACCTTCTAAAGGGCGGAACGCCAAAGAAAGAAAAACCAAGTCTTAGATTGCAGAACATCTTTGATGAAGGTCACGCTATACATGCAAAATGGCAAGACCGTTTCAATGAGATGGGTGTTCTTTATGGCGCTTGGTACTGTGAAACTGACGACCTTCTAACTTGGGGAGTAAGTTCCGAAGTAAACACGGGAACCTCAGTGTTTGAGTATAGAGAAGTTCCTCTTAAAGACGAGTCTCTTCGTATCCACGGACACGCAGATGGTTGGATAAAGGGTCTTGGTGAAGATTGTTTAATTGAAATAAAATCTATTGGTGCTGGAACTCTGCGGTTTGAAGCCCCTGACCTTCTCTATGATGCAGGTGGGGACGTAACTAAGGCTTGGAAGAATATTCGTCGACCATTCCGTAGTCATCTTCTTCAAGGTCAGATGTACCTTGAATTGGCTCGCCGTATGTTTGGTGATGATGCGCCAAAAGAAATAGTTTTTATTTACGAACTTAAAGCAGACCAGGATTATCGAGAGTTCACAGTAAAAGCAAACTTTGAAATAGTTGAAAGAGTTTTTAATGCAGCCAAGAAAGTTGTAGATGCAGTAGAGGCTGATAAGATGCCAGCCTGTAATGTATCAGAGGATGGGTGCAAACAATGCGACTTGATACCTTAGTTGAGAAGGGGATGAACATCCCCAGACCATCGTATGAACTGGTAACTCTTCCTCCAGATATCACTGACTTGAGCAGTGAACAGTTGGCTGAAATGTTTACCGTGTTAACTGGATGGGCAGATTACACAGCGTCTCAACTGGCTCAGGCTCAGATTGCTGAACGTGCTGCACAAAGAGCATTGGATTTTAAAGTAAATAAGTTAATGGTAGAAAAGATGGGCTCTGCAACTAAAGGAGATAAGGTGACTCTTATTAGGGCTCAGATTGCTATTGATGATGATGTAGTAAGGTTAGAGGATGCTTTAGAAGAAAAGCATGCCTATAGAAAAATGGTAGAGATGATGCTCTCTAATCAAGAGAGAGACATAACTCTAGTATCTAGGGAAATAACTCGTAGAACGGCTGGAGGGCCGAGGAGGGAATACGCATGAAAAAGTTATTAGCGTTAGTTTTATTATTGGTTGGAGTTTCATTTCCAGCCCAAGCAAACACACCGACAGTTGCAATCATTGATGTCGGATTTAATGCATCGCTGTTTCCAAACAACGTGGTAGCAGAGGTCTGCATCGTTTCTGTGGCTCTATGCCCAAATGGACAGAGATTCCAAGAGGGCGCTGGAGCAGCGTCAGTTTCTGCCAATGCTCTTCCGGCATTTGCTCATGGCACAACAATGCTCTCAATCCTCACGTCAGTTAATCCTGATGCAAAGGTTGTACTAATTCGTGTGCTTGGTATGAATACCAACGGTAGAGCAGGTGCCTACACTATCGATGACATTACAACTGCGCTTCGTTGGATAGTCAACAATTCATCTCGTCTAAACATTAAGGCTGTAAGTATTTCGCAAGGAAGAGTAAACGCCCCATGTAGGGCAACTCCTGAACTAACAGGAGCAATTTCTTCCTTGAAACAGCAAGAAGTAGCAGTAATTGCTTCTACGGGTAACGAGAAGAACAGAACTAACATCGCCGTTCCTGCCTGTATCGATGATGTTATTTCTGTTGGAGCAACAGATAATCCAGTTGTACGTGGTAACGAGGCTTGGGACAGAGCAGCCACACCAACTATCGCTCTCTACAGCAATGGAAATGCATCTACTGATTTCTACACCAACGGTCGCTTCTTCCATACCGCTATGAATGGCACCAGGCAGTTTGCTGTCGGTACCTCTAATGCCACTGCAGCATTTGCAGGTTGGTGGATGAAGAATCTAAAGCCAACCATCAGTGAAACGTATTCAAGTATTACAACAACCACTACATCTAACCAATGGTTAACAGGAAGGTATGTACTAATTCCATGATTATCGGTCTTGCTGGTTACGCTCGCTCTGGAAAAGACGAAGTTGCCAAAATACTTGTAAATGATTACGGATTTAGGAGAGTTGCATTTGCAGATGCAATACGTGAGTTTTTATTACGAGTAAACCCAATACTAGAAAACGGCAATCGTCTTAATGAGACGGTAAAAGAAATTGGTTGGGATTTAGCAAAGTCTCGTGATGAAACTAGACGTTTATTACAAGAAGTGGGCGTAACTGCAAGAGATATGTTTGGTCAAGATTTTTGGGTAGGAATTGCATTAAAAAAGTTAGAGTTTCAAAGTCGTATTGTAGTTTCGGATGTGCGTTTTAAAAATGAAGTGTATGCCATACAACAGTTAGAGGGTAAAGTTTTTAGGGTTATGAGAGAGGGTGTTGGTCCAATAAATAATCATGTATCTGAAACTGAGATAGATGATGTGTACGTAAACGGATACATACCAAACAACGGAACTCTTGAAGATTTGCAAGAGTACGTTCATAATCTGATGAGGCCTTATGCCAACAAAATCGTTTGATGGCGGATTAGAAGAGGGCCATTTAGTAGCCATAGGCATAGACCAATCTCTTACTGGATTTGCGTTTACGGCATTGGCTATCCCTGACCCAAAGCAATATATGACTTGGGTTTATAAATCTCCCTACTTTGGTGTAGAAAGATTGGTAGATATACGCCAGTTCTTGTTTGACCATCTTGATTACGTATCTGAAGACCATGCCATAGATAAAATTGCTATGGAGGGTACAGTTCTTGCTAGTCACTCTGCTTTGGTATTAGGAGAGTTATCGGCCCTAGTAAAACTAACTATCTATGACTATTTTGATGACGATACTAGATTCCCTGTAATGGTTCCCCCTATGACTCTGAAGAAATATGCAGCAGGTAAAGGCAACGCTAAAAAGCAGGAGATGCTCCTACAGATGTACAAAAGATGGGGCATAGAGTTCAATGACGATAATGCTGCTGATTCGTATGCCTTGGCTAGATTGGCTGCCGGTATCCATACCGACAAGGTAGAGGAATCTGTCGTAAAACAAATGCAGGACCTCAAATATCGAGACCAATCCAGAGATTAGTCCTACCATTTTGCCCTAGGAGTGGCACTACATCGAAACCAAAGGACTAATAATCGTGTCTACAGAAGTAACCTCTACAGAAGAACAGTTTTTAAGAGTAAGTGCAGGGTCTAACCCGCAATCAGTAGCATCAGCAATTGCTCACGCAATCTATGAAAAGCACGAGGTAAAACTCCGTGCTGTTGGTGCTGGAGCAGTAAATCAGGCTGTCAAGGCAATCGCTATCTCTCGTGGCTATGTCGCTCCTCGTGGCATGGATTTGACCTGCAAACCAGGCTTTACCACGATTGAAAGTCGCGATGGAGAGATTTCTGCCATCGTCTTCGTCATTACAGCCAGTTAAAACAGGCTTATCCTTGGAGTAAGTCAAGGGAGTTATTATGGCAACTTGGTCAGATATGGGTCATGCAGTGCGTCGTCGCATGGGCCTTTCAGCAAGCCACTCAGAATCGGTAGGTACTATGAAAAACAGAAGTATTGATACTCCAGAAGAAGTTCTAGCATCAGCAGCACATATGTCAAGCCCACGTCGTTATGTTGGCGCAGATTACTCTGGCGTAACAAACGTCAGCGCAAAGCCACTACGTGGAAAACTAATGCCTAAGAAGAACACTCAGGCTGGCGACCCAACTTCTGGTGGAAAAGCAAACCGCAAGAATGTTCCTGCAGGTAATGCAGCACAGTCTGAGCGTATGGGTGCTCGTTATGTAGTTGGTGCAAAGTTCCCAGCAGTTCACTCTGTTGAGGCTTCTGCGACTCTTGCAAACGCAAAAATGATTCCATCAGTACGTGGACGTCAAAGCGCAGACTTCAACTATGGAGCACAGAGCGAGTAGTAATGCCAAGACAACCTCGTTCTTATTCACAGTTCGGGGATGACGATGACAGCATTACTAAACCAGTCACTCCCGAAGTAGAGTCACCCGTATCGTACGGTTCTGCTACCCGTG